AATCGCCATTTGACTCTAAAGTTCTTATAGTTTTTAAAATTTCTTCAGTAGATCCGGATATTGGTTCGCCGCTGTATAAGGATCCATCACCATTTCCGCCGCCTCCTATTTGTTCAGCTCCGGCGCTTCCTGCTTGGACTAAGCTCATTAATCCAGCTCCTATACCAGCAGTTGCAGCCGCTCCTCCGAGCATGCCTAAGCCTGCACCAGCCATATTTCCAAAACTGAAAGAACTTTGGCCAGAAGCTTGTTGAAATAGTTGGACTAATGAACCTATGCTGTTAGCAATATCTTTAAGCTGAAATACCATTTGATTTTGCACAGATACGCTTTCTTGAAAAGCAGCTTCAAGTTCGTTTAAATTTTGATTGGTGGCGTTAGATTGTCTTTCGACTTCATTCAAACTTTCATTCATGCTTGACTGTTGTCTGTTTTGAGTTACAAAAAACTTACTAGACAAATCTTCCATAAATTTCGTAATGGAATAGTTTTGTTTTTCAGCTTCCATTCTAAATTCTCGGCTTTCTTCGCTGACATTATTCATACCAGATTGAATGCTATAAACTATTTGTTGTAAAACTTCTTCTTCCATTACACGCTATTCTTTTTTTGTTTTTCTACTTCTTCTAAAAACTGTAGTAACAAGTTTACATATACATCTCTTTCAAACGGTATAAGATTTTCAATTTCAGTTATTGAGTATTTATGGTGCTGAGCCAAAGAAAAAATTACTTGGTAGTAATTCTTTAAGGTATTGTGACTCAGCGCAAGGAAAAAAAATCGCTAAGTTTGTTCAAAACTATTTCTCTATCATTTCCTAAACTATTTTTATACTTTATTGTATGTTCCAACTTTGGAGTTGATAGTAAAAATGATTGCACTTGTTCAAAAACCTTAACACTTAGGTTTTCTAAAAACGTTTCTATGTCTTTTTTGGTAAAATTTTTAGCTTCATATACTTCTTCACCACTGTAAATTTTATCAACACATCTTACAATCAGTTCGAACAGGTGATCTTTTTCTAAACTCAAAAAATCTTTATCCGAATATAACGAAGCTGAAGGATAATTCATAATAATACCAGATTGACTGTTAATTTTGATATTATTATTAGCTTTTTCAGAAAAAACAACTTTAATTTCCTCAATATCTACTTCAAAATCGTAAATTTTTGAGTCTTCAAAGTCTTTAAATGTTATTTTTACGATATTATCTATCGAAATACTTCTCAATTTTAAAAAAATGTATTCTAAATCAAAAATAGACAACTTATCTACGACTAATTTCTTATCCAAACAACAATTTTGTACAATTTGCTTAATTGCAACGAAAATATCTGTTTCAGACTTACTTTCTTTAGCCATTAACAATATTTTTTCTTCTTTTACCAAAAAAGGTCTAAATTTATACTCTTTTTTTAGAGAAGGAACGTTAATACTAAAGATAGGATGATCTATTGTAGGCAATTTATTCATTATAAACCTCAAAAATTAAGCTGATTCTAACTGCGTAGGCGAATTTGTAGCGATCTTTGATCCAACGAACGAGTAATTTGAAAAAGTTATGGAAACTGCTATTCTTATTAGATCTTGATTGTCGTTCCAACCTAAAGGTATTTGACCTATTGAAGTTGGAAAAGCTCGATATAGATTAACTGTTCTTACTATTTCTTTAGCATCGTTATATAAAACGATCATCATCGTTGTTGCGTATTCGTCTTTGTATTCTACAGTATAAGTTGGTATTCTTTCTCCGGCAAATATGTTATTGCCGTTTGGTTCTAGCCCATTAAAATTAAAAATACCATTAATCCAGTTATACCAAAAATCAAAAAGATCTGTATTTCTATCAAGTAGTATAGAAAATGTATTATCATAAAGTTGTGCGTTATACGGAGTTTTTTCGGAAATACCTACACCGTATCTAACAATATCTGTTGAAAGTAAATTCGCTCCTGGTATTCTAACTTGTTCTATTCTAAATCTAAGCAACTCATTTAGATCTTTAATAGCGACTTCTCTATTATTAACTCTTAATGTTCTATTAGCCATAAACCTAGGAGGCTGAACAAATACTTCAAATTTGTTATTTTTGATGTACCCGTAGTTGTTTAAATTTTCTTTAAAATTTTGTATATTGAACGCCATTTTATTCCTTAGTAAGGTGGTCTGCCAGCATAGGCTCTATTAGGATTGATGCTCCATCTTTGAAGCGGTAATAGTACGGTTTTATCCCAATCGTTTATGTCAATTTCATTAAACGAACTTCTCATATACGAAAAAAGATACCTTTTTACACAATTTTCAAAACCAGCGAATTGAGCTGCTTGGGCTTTCAACAACCTGTAGGATATATTTAATTTTGACGTACTGTCGTATTTGTCGTTGTTCAATAGTTGTTTTAAACTACTTAACAAACTTGCTCTGGCTAAAGGGGGCAAATAGTGTAGATTTAATCCTAAAAATCCGTCTCCATAAAATTCTATAGGAAACACTAGAGGATACATATCAAAATACGGTAAAATATTTTTGTGTTTAGCATCGTAAAAATATAGGTACATTTTACCAATTTCAGGTCTACTTGACTTTGAAAATATTTTTTCTGTTGCTTTTTTAGCGCCTTTGATAATATCCGATACTTTATCTCTAAACCACTTTAAAGCATCTTTAGCAGCTTCTGCAAGATAACTAGCAGAACTTTTTAATATTTGTATAAATTCGTCTTGTTGACCGATCATTACTTGATTCCTAGTTCTTTTTCTGTAAAAATATGAAACGTCCAACCTCTATCAGAACAGTATTGTTTAGCAGCTTTCCATTTAGCATCATTTTTTCCCCAATTAGCAACTTCAGTTAGATATTTTTTAGAAGGTTTGTTTTTTGGTTTCGGTGGAATAGTTTGCGCCAAGGGTTTTACTTCAATTACAACAGTTTCTTTTTTACCTTCACTATTTATTTTGGTAACGATAAAATCTGGAAAATATCTGTGTATTTTTCCATCTATCGGAGATCTGTATGGTATTATTAACTCTTCTGAACCCCAACTTACAACATCTTTTTTAGAATCTAAATACAACATAAGTTTTAGTTCCCATCCGGACCGATAAACTATGTTAGTCGGATCCCCTTTGTATTTTTGAGGATTTTTAGGTTTGAAGAAACCTTGTGTTGCCATATTGTTTTTTTTCGCTATAAATAATATCTAATAACGATATTTATTAATCAATAAGGTACGTGCATGCCTCTGTATCCAACTAACACAAGAGCACCAAGTTTTCCTCCGGCTTTACCAAACCCGGATTCAAGAAATGATAGGCTAACATTTCCTTCCGATTTGATTGCGGACAAAAGAAACTTTTACACGAATATACAGTTTGTTAAATATTCTCCATCTTATCAATTAAGTAAAACATATTATACTCCTAATGGCGGAATAAAACTTCCTATACCATTAAAACTGAACGACACAATGTTATTACATTGGGGTACAGTTTCTTTTACGGATTCTTTAATTGGTGGTGCTATGAGTTTGGTTGAAGGAGCCGTAGGGAAAACAGCATCTTCTGCATTAGGATTAACTGCGCAATTAGGCGGTATATTAAGCGGAAGTGCTTTAAATCCTTTGATGTTTTTGGCGTTTCAGAGACCTGAATACAGAGAATTTTCTTTAAGTTGGGTTTTAGCTCCTGTTAATGAAAAAGAATCTAAAACAGTAAAAGAAATAGTAAGAATTTGTAAAAGAGCAGCTTCGCCAACCTACGAAACAGTTTTCTTAATGGGCTATCCTAACGTAGCTTTGATAAGAATGTATCCGGATGATTTGTTCGGTAGTATATATTTTAAACCTTGTGTTATAACTTCTGTTCAAGTTACATACAATGGAACGCCAACTCCTTCATTTTTCAAAAATGGTGCGCCAACTGTTGTAGGTTTGACGCTTAACCTGAAGGAAATGCAGTTCTGGTTTAGGGAAGAAATAAAGTAATGTCGCAAGATAAGTATTTTGACAAATTTCCGTTAATTACATATTCTAACAATATTGTAGTTGATATAACGAAAAGAGTAACCTTACTAGATAGAGTTTCTAAAAATCCTTATATCTTTTATCCATTCGATTTATCTGGTTCGGAAAGAGCAGATCAATTTTCTAATCGTTATTACGATGACTCTTATAAAAGTTGGAT